AATAGCATTTAGAACTGAAACACCTATAAGGTGGGAAAATGAAGTTTGGACACTACACTCTGATGAACACGAGTGTAGACAATTAATTGATGAATATTTTTATACATTAAAAGAAGATACTCAATGCGCTAATGTTCTTATTGCTTTTTCTGATAAAGCTAATTTTAGAAAAGATATATTTCCTGATTATAAAGCCAATAGAATTAAACAACGAAAACCACTTACTCTTAAATATTGTAAAGAGTATATGAAAAAGAATTTTAAAATTTATGTTAAACCTACTCTTGAAGCTGACGATGTATTAGGTATTTTAGGTACATCTAAAATTATTAAAGGAACTAAAATAATTGTATCAACAGATAAAGATTTAAAGCAAATTACAGGTTTACATTATAATCCAATAACAAAAGAATTTTTTAAAGTTTCTAAAAAAGAAGCTGATTATAATTTTTATTCACAAATTTTAACAGGTGATCCAGTAGATAACTATAAAGGCTGTCCGTCTTATGGTGAGGTAAAAACTCATAGAGTTTTATCTGTATCGAAGAACTATTGGAAAACTATTGTTAAGTGTTATGAGGGCGAAGGATTAAAAGAAAAAGATGCTTTAATCCAAGCTAGAGTGGCGAGAATACTTCGGCATACGGACTATAACTTTAAAAAGGAGAAACCTAAATTATGGACGATTCAAAAATAAAAGCACAAGATGTACTAGAAGAAGCCAGTACAATTATTACTGGTAAGAGACAAGAAACTCACGGAGATAAATTAGTTAATCATATAAATATAGGACGTTTGTGGTCGGCTTATTTAACTAATCGTTTTGGTAAAGAATTATTTATTCGTGCTGATATGGTTGCTGATTTGTTTGAATTAGCTAAAGTAGCTAGACGACAAGCTGGTGATTATAATAGAGATGATTATGTTGATGGTGCTGGTTATGCTGCTATTAGCTGTGAGTTAAGGCAAGTTATCGAAGAACCAAAACCTACTGGTCAAGATGGCAAACCACGACATTAAACATTGGAAAAAGAAAATTTGGAAGAATATAGATATTCTAATAGAAGATGAATTTTATGCTAGATCTCCAGATTTATCTGATAAAACTTTCCCAATAACTGATAAAGCAACACATAAAATTATTGGTACAAACACAGTTCGTTCTACTGTGGAAGAAGTTAACCCTGAAATGGAGAAAATGTTAAATGAAAAAGCTGCTAAAACTACTCCTGAAGTGGTTGAGAAGAACCCCGATAAAGTATAAATTAGTTTTTGTATTTTGGGAGGACGCAAATTCTTCAAACACTTGGGAAGATATTACAACAATCGAAACTATGCTACCCGCCATCTGTTGTAGCATTGGTTTTCAAATTAAAAAAACAGATGATGCCTTTGTATTAACCTCTGATCTTACTTTTGATGAAGATAATAAAGAATTTGTCATAGAAGAAGGAGGAAATACAATGGTTATACCTACCAAAAATATTCTGAAAATCACAGAAATCCCCCTTACATATAAATTTTAAGTAAAACCTACCTTTTGGTTGCTCTCTTGGATAACTTTATGGATATTACTCAAGAATTAATCAATTATTTAGAGCAACAATTTCCTGATAAAAGCCCAGATATGAACGATAATGAACGAAAAGTTTGGTTTAAGTCTGGTCAAGCGAGTGTTGTTAAACACTTGAAACAGAAGTTTTCCGATCAAAATAAAAACGTGTTAAACAGAAAAACAATAGGAGATATATTATAGATGTGTGGATCAATTTTTAGAGCACCTAGAATGCCGCCTCCTCCTCCAACACCAGCTCCTCCAGCAACAATAATAAATGCAGCAGGTACGAAGATTCGTACTACAGCTCCGTCTGCTCCAAGAACCGCAGGATATAATACTTCGGTAGCGAGAAGACGATATGGAAAGAGAGCTTTGCGTATTCCTTTGGATAGTGCATTTTTAGGTGGTGGAACTGGAGCAAACGTACCATAGACAAATGGCAGAACAATCAGTAAAAGGTCGTTATAGTCAGTTAGAAACTTTACGATTGCCTTTTTTAGAAAGAGCAAGAGATAGTGCTGAATTTACGATACCTTCTTTAATACCAAGAGATGCCCACTCTAACACCACAAAACTTTATACACCATATCAAGGTATAGGTGCGAGAGGCACAAACAATTTAGCTAGTAAATTATTATTAGCATTATTACCACCAAACACTCCATTTTTTAGATTAGCAATAGATGAATTTACATTAGCTGAAATTGCTGGACAGGGTGGAATGAAAGGTGAATTTGAAAAAGCATTAGCTTCCATAGAAAGAGTAGTAATGAATGAAATGGAAGTTAATAATTTTAGAACAACAATTTTTGAAGCGTTAAAACATTTAATAGTTGCAGGAAATTGCCTTCTTTATATTACACCCGAACTTAAAATGAAAGTTTATCATATAGATCGGTATGTAATGAAAAGAGATGATGTAGGAAATGTATTAGAAATTATAACAAAAGATACAGTTAGTCCTAATTCAGCTAGTGAAGAAGTTAAAGCAATTATCAAAGGAGAAGTTAATTCTTCTTATGAAGACACTATTGACATATTCACCTACGTAAGACGTAGTAGTGATGGTAAAAGGTGGACTGTCCACCAAGAGGTAGTTGATACAATCCTACCTGACAGTGAAGGGACTTACCCTATGGACAAGTCCCCTTTTATTCCTTTACGTTATACTTCAATCGACAATGAAGATTGGGGTAGAGGCTTTATCGAGGAGTATATTGGCGATCTTCGTAGTTTAGAGGCGTTATATAGAGCAGTTGTTGAGGGATCAGCAGCAGCAAGTAAAGTTTTATTTTTAGTGAAACCCAACGGAAGTACCCGACTTAAAACTTTATCTGAAAGTCCAAACGGTGCAATACGAGAAGGAAATGCTGAAGATGTAACAACCCTTCAAGTTAACAAAGGTGCTGACTTTAATATTGCATTTCAAACAATGAAACTTATTCAAGATAGATTACAGTTTGCGTTTATGTTGAATACGTCAGTTCAAAGAGATGCTGAAAGAGTTACAGCAAAAGAAATTGAATATGTAAGTCAAGAATTAGATGATAGTCTAGGTGGTCTTTACTCGTTATTATCTCAAGAATTACAATTACCATTAATTAATAGATTAATGTTTCAAATGGAGAAGAAGAAAAGACTTCCTGTTTTACCAAAAGGACAAGTTAGACCTAAAATTGTTACAGGATTAGAAGCATTAGGTCGAAGTACAGATTTACAAAGATTAAATACATTTGTTCAACAGATTGCTCCATTTGGAGAATCAGGCTTATCTTCATTAAATATAAGTGAATATATAAAAAGAATTGGAACATCATTAGGTGTTGATATGGACGGCTTGATTAAATCTGATGAACAATTAGCACAAGAGCAACAAGCTGCACAACAACAGGCATTACAAGATCAAGTAGCACCACAAGTAGCAAAAGAAGGTATGGGTATGATAAGAGACACAGTTAAGGGAGATCAACAACAACAAATCCAAAAAGAAAAGGAAAGAGGACGAGCATAATATGGCTGATGAAAACACAGTAAAAATACCCGTAGATGAAAAAGCTGATACGCAAGAGCATATTGACGCTATGGTAAAAAAATCTGAAAATGTAAATACTTTAGATCTGGACACGGGTGAAGAAGCTACCCCTACTGAAACAAAGGTAGAAGAAAAGAAAGTAGAAACCCCTAAAGAAAAAATACTTGGTAAATTTAATACACAAGAAGAATTAGTTAAGTCTTACCAAGAATTAGAAAAGAAACTAGGTACTTCAGAAGAAAGTAAAAAACCTGATAATCTTAAAGTTGAACCTAAAACAGAAGGTTTAAAAGGAGTAGACTTTGGAGCTGTTCAATCAGAGTTTGAAGAAAATGGAGAATTAAGTGAAGATACTTTCAAAAAACTTGAAGATTCAGGATTACCTAAATCTTATGTAGATAATTATATTGAAGGCATTAAAGCTGTCGCATTAAAGTTTGAAGACGAAGCGTATGAAAGTGCTGGAGGTAAAGATAACTACGATAAAATGATTACTTGGGTGAAAGATACTCTTTCTCCCGATGAAGTTAAAATGTTTAATGACGGTATTGCAAAAGATAACCACAGTGCTCTTTATACAATTAAAGGTATGTTTGGTAGATATGCGTCAAATACTAAAGAACCAAATTTAGCAGTAGGCGAAAATGCTATAGCTTCTACTGGAGTTAGATATGAAAGTATGGCTCAAGTTAAAGCTGATATGTCTGATCCGAAATATGAGAAAGATCCAGCATTTAGAAAGCAAGTTGAAGAAAAACTTTCACGTTCTACTATTATATAGAATTTAGGTTAAGTGATTACGCCTAAAAAAAGTAAAAGATAAGACTTTACCCTTCGAGGAGGATAATACTGATACTACTTTTATAGATCATATAAAGTTAATCATATAACAGTCTAAATTAAAGGAGATTATTATGGCAGCAGCCACAGTATCAAATTTAGGTCAAGCGGCAGCGACAGGCTCAACAACAGCATTATTTTTAAAAGTATTTGCTGGTGAAGTGTTGACAGCATTTGAAGATGCCCAAACGACTTTAGACAAGCACGTTGTACGTAGTATCAGTAGCGGTCAATCAGCGCAATTCCCAATTATGGGAAAAGCAACAGCAGAATATCATACTGCTGGAGCTGAAATTACTGGCACTGCAATCACGCATAATGAAAGAAATATATCAATACAAGGTTTATTGATTGCTCCAGTATTTATTGCGAAGATAGACGAAGCGAAGAACCATTATGATGTCAGAAGCACATACTCAAAAGAGTGTGGAAATGCTTTGGCTCAAGTTATGGACAAGCACGTTTATCAACAACTATGTAATGCTTCAAACACGGCAGCAGCAGCTCCACAATCAATAGGTGTTCAACTTACTGATGCGGACTTTGTTACCAGTGGAACATCAGCAGCAGCAACTATATTCACTGCAGCCCAAAAAATGGACGAAAACAATATACCTGAAAACGATAGGTATATAGCAGTAAATCCAGAAACATATTATAACTTGGTACAAACTACTAATGTTATAAATAGAGACTGGGGTGGAAAAGGTGCGTACGCTGAAGGCGAAGTATTAAAAGTAGCGGGTGTAAGTATTGTTAAAACTAACAACTTACCTACAGAAAATGTTACATCTGGAGTATTAGATGGTTCTGATGGGACGTTGGGAGCAGACTACAGAACTACAGTCGGCGTAGCTTGGCACAAATCAGCAGTAGGAACGGTAAAATTACTCGACCTATCCGTTGAGATGGAATACGATGTGCGTAGACAAGGAACTTTACTTGTAGCGAAATATGCTATGGGACACGGAGTTCTTCGTCCTGACGCAGCTTGGGAAATTAGAACAGCGTAATTTTATATTACTTTGTTCTTACAAAATCAGAGGGCGGCAGCGGGAGACTTAAACCGCCCTTTGGTGCAACTTTAGAAATTAATTAAAATTATGGCAACAGTAACTACAAAACTAGAAGCAGTTAACACTATGATGACTTCGATTGGAGAAACTCCAGTCAACAGCATAACTTCCTCAACAACAACTGATGTTTCAATAGCAATACAAATTCTTGACAATGTAAGTCGAGAAGTACAAAGCGTTGGTTGGCATTTCAATACAGATACCAGATATAAACTCACTCCCAATTCTTCAAATCAAATAGAACTAGCAGCAAACATATTACGCATAGATACTTCAGGAGCTAGTGCATCTAAAGACTATGTAGAACGTGCTAGAAAATTCTGGGATAGAACAAATCATACTTATACAATTACTGATGCAACAGTAGAAACTGATATAGTTTGGTATTTAGAATTTACAGAAATACCTGAAGCAGCTCGAAGATATATTACAATTAGAGCTTCAAGAATTTTTCAAGACAGAATGTTGGCTTCTGATACTTTACATAAATTTCATCAAGTTGATGAAGTACAAGCTTTAGCTGTATTGAAAGAAAGCGAAGGAGATACTAGAGATCATAGTATCTTTGATAACTATAGTGTTTATAGTGTTACAGACAGAGATAATTATCAACCCAATAAGTCAACACTTGATTAATGAATAATGGCAAGATTAGTAAGTTCATCAATACAAAATCTACTCAACGGGGTGTCCCAACAGCCCGATACAGTAAGACTTCCTAACCAAGCTGCTACTCAAGAAAATGGGTTATCAGATGTGGTATTTGGACTTGGGAAACGACCTTCAACAGAACACGTAGCAAAATTAAGTACAGCTACCGATACTAATGTTAAAGTACACTTAATAAATAGAGATAGCGTTGAACAATATGTTGTATTAATTACGAATGGTGGACTTAAAGTTTATACATTAGGTGGTGTTGAAAAAACAGTAGTAGCACCTTCGGGTTTAAGTTATTTAACTACAACAACTCCTAATACTGATATTAACTGCATTACCGTAGCTGATTATACGTTTATGGTTAATAAAGGAACAACTATTGCAAAATCAGGATCAACAGCAGCTTCTCGACCTGCTGAAGCAATATTTTATGTAAAAAATGGCCAGTATAAAACTACCTATGAAATTAAAATAGATGGTTCTACACAGGCAAGTTATCAAACTTTAGATAATTCTAGTGCTGGAAATGCAAGTAGTATTACTACTGATAATATTGCAACAGAATTATATAATGATTTAGTTGCTGCTCTTACAGGTTATACGATTGAAAGAGATGGTTCTATTATTTATTTATCAAAGACTACTGGAACATTTACAGCAGGGGTTACAGATGGTTTAGGGGGAGATGGTTTAATTCAATTAAAAGATAAAACTCAAAACTTTTCTGATTTACCCTATAAAGGAAGAACAGATTTTTTAATAGAAATAACTGGAGATGGTGGAACTGAATTTGATAATTATTTTGTTAAATGGGACGGTTCAGCTTGGGTTGAAACAGTTAAAGGTGGTTTAGACAATTCTTTCGAT